GTATGCGGATGCTCTGCGACCACCCCCAGCTACTGAGGAACTCAGCCGCCCACTTCCGGGGCGTCCTTCCTGGCAGCCGCTCAGGCTCCGAGTACGCCGACGAGCTACAGCAGAAGGGTCGCCTGGAGAAGCTGACCAAGACCCCCAAGCTGGATGCCACCGTCGAGTTGATCACCGACATCCTGGAGGCCGACGAGCGCAACAAGATCGTGCTGTTCTCCTTCTTCCGGGACATGCTCGACCTCGTTCAGGAGGCCACCACCGACCTGACCCAGTCGGTGTTGTTCACCGGGGCCGTCAGCCAGAAGCGCCGGGACGAGGTGAAGAGGCAGTTCGCTACCGATCCCAACACCCGTCTGTTCCTCTCCAGCGACGCTGGTGGTATCGGCCTTGACCTACCGGTGGCGAACTACCTGATCTCCATGGATCTACCCTGGTCAGCGGGGGCCTACGCACAACGCCAGGCCAGAATCATCCGGCTCTCCTCTGAGTTCCCCCAGGTCACATTGCTCTCGACACAGATGGCCGGGAGCATCGAGGAGTACCAGTACCGACTCCTGAGCCAGAAGAAGAAGGTGGCCGACGCTGTCATCGACGGCAAGGGCATCAGCCCCAAGGGACGGCTGAACCTGGACCTCCAGTCCCTCTCCGAGTTCCTCCAGACCCATGTCGTTTAGAGGCCCCCAGTACCTCTTCTGTGGCTCCCGGCTGACCGACGACACCTTCGTCCTCCGCATCCTCCTGGAGGGCCTCAACACCCAGGCCCGTCACTGGCAGGAGGTCATCACCATCCAGGACGACGGCTCTCTGGCGGGCCTGAAGTTTGAGGTGGAGCAGTTCAAGTACCTCCACTACGAGATAGTGGAGGGCTGGGAGGATCCAAACATCGTCATCGCCTTCATGGACCGGCTGAGCCACAACCGGGGCACCGAGCAGACCCTGAGGGAGGCAGCCGAGGCGGGCCGTCCCGCCTTCGTAATTTCTTCTGTTGATCTTGCCCCGGTGGAGGGTTAGCGGTCACACCCCCTCTGTACTGTTGCCTGTATGCCACGCCGTGCAACTGTGCAAGCTCCATTCGACATCGACACCCTGCGAGAAGAGGTGTCCGCCTGGTACGCCCTCAAGCAGCAGGCCAATCTCCTGAATGAGGAGATGGAGTCCCGGAAGAACCGGATCAAGGCCGTCGTCCAAAAATACGGTGAGACCGATCCAGAGACCGGGTCACTTTTTCTCAAGCTGGGTGATCCTCTCCACAACGGCATCGCTGAACTGAAGAACCAGTGTCAGACCAGTCATCGCATGAACGAAGAGGTGACCGAGGAGATCCTGGAGGCCAAGGGCCTGTGGGACGAGATGGTCGAATGGGTGGCCGTCCCGGATGAGGGTCGGATCCGGGCTGCCTTCTACGACAACAAGATCAGCCAGGACGAACTGGACCGCATGTTCCCCACCAGGGTGCAGTACGCCTTCTACGTGCTGGACGAGGATGGAAAGCCGCTCCGGTGAGTGCGTTGTGCCGCCCGGACTATGAGCATGGACTCATGGCGGCGTTCGCCCCCCTCCAGGATGAGTACTACCCCGGCTCCAAGCAGAGGCGGCGAGAGTCCCAGGAGATGCGGCATGAACGCCAGGTGGAGGAGCGCCGCCAAGCCAAGGAGGACGAGGACTGGGACGCCCACCCCATCAAGGGCAAGATCCACCCGGTCACCAAGCAGCCCCTGGAGTTGTTCACCGTGGGGGCGCTCGCCAAGGCTCTCCAGCGGGATGCCGTGACCATACGAGCCTGGATCCGCAAGGGCTGGATGCCCAGGGCTGTCTATCAGACCAAACCGGTGTACGGGTCCAGGGGCAATGCAGGACGGCGTCTTTGGACCCGTACACAAATCGAGGGGATCGTCGCCATCGCCAGGGACGAACGCCTGCTGGAGGAGCATCCCCCCCGCATACAACAGACCAACTTCACTGCCCGTGTCATCGCTGCCTGGAAAAACTGGCTATGAAACTCACAAAGCACATTCGCTATTTAGTGCGAGTCCGGGACTACGAGACCGTGCAGGTTGAGGTGGGAGCCGAGGCTGACCACCATGACCTGGGCCTGTCCGATGAGGACTGGACCGCACTGGATGCCGCACACCGACGCACCTACACCGACCACCTGGAACTCCTCATCATCGAGGAGGTCGAACGCCTTGCCACCGAAGAACTGCAACAAGTCAACCAGTGGAGCGACATCTCTCCCAACCTTGCCGAAGACTTCCTACTAGCGCAGAAGAAAAGGAGCCAAAATGGCCGAGCAAACACGAAGGCTGATACGCCCTCGTCCAGCCGAAGAGTACGACCAGGAGGAAGAAGCCCAACCTCGCCGCCTGCGGCGTAACGAGAAGCCCGAACAAGAGGAGGCCGACGACGACGCCGGTCTGGCCGTAGCCAAGGGCTGGGCCGGGTGGCGGCGCACCAAGGCCAATGCCCCCTCCCAGTTCACCAAGCTCTTCAAGGTCACTGACGACGAGCAGTTGATCATGTTCCTTGAGGATGGCCCCTATGCCAGCTTCCTCCAGCATTGGTGCGACTGGATGCCCAGGGGCAGTCGTCTGAGCTACGTGTGCCTCCAGGAGGATTGCCCCCTGGATGATGTCGACCCCAAGCCCCAGGCCCGTGTGCGCTTCAACGTCCTGGACTGTGGCGGCGACACCCCGATCCTGCTCACCTTTGAGACCGGTCAACAGGTCACCGACTCCCTGGACAAGTATTGTAGGGATGAGCCGTTGGCTGGCCGGTACTTCGCCGTGCAGATGACGGGTCAGAAAAACAACCGCCGCACTCAGATTCGCCCCATCAAAGTCAGGGACTTGAAAGAGGACTGGAACTTTGAGCCTCTCTCAGAGCGTGACATCGAGAAGTTCGATGACAAGCTGTGGGACACCGACGCATTGGAAGTCAATACCAGGGCAGAGCTACGCAAGGTGGCCGAAGCCTTCAACGAGTAGGGGTCCGTACGGTGGTGCAGGGAACACCCGCTGCCGTGTCGGAAAGGGAGGGAGGCTGGCCCGACCAGCCTCCTTCCTCCAAGCAGTGCCCGTCTGTCCTCAGGAAGCCCAGGAAGGGGGGAGGAACTGATAGCTGGTACTGCGGGCTAGAGGAGGGCCACGCAGGCGTCCATCAGGCTCTGAGGGCAGACGGCACTCCCCATCGTCGCTGGACCGACGCCGACGTGGAGGAGCAACGCACCGGGGGCCTCCCCGTCCCGACTTGTCGGTCTGAAGAAAACCTCCACCAGATCGTCAACGACTACATGGAGTTCTCAGAGTTCGCCTTCGACGTGGAGACCCACGCCGGTCGCCACGTTAGGATGCTCAACTCCACGGGCGTCAGATCACTCTCTCGCTACGCTGACCACACTGCACTCTGTCCCGCCTGCCGGGGGCCGATACCGCCCCGGCGTCGCCTCTACTGCTCTGACGTTTGTCGCCAAGCTGCTGCCAAGGACAAGCCTGCTCTGGACGCCCGGACCAACGAGGTGTGGTGTATCTCCCTCGCTGGTCCGGGCCGCAGCGATGTCATACCCATAGGACACCCTGACCGCCGCACTCAACTGCACCGTGCCGATGTCTTCGCTGCCCTGAAGCCCCTGTTCTTCTCGGACAGGAGGAAGATCGGCCACAATGTGGGCTTCGACCTCCTGTCCATCTCAAAATATTACGGAGAGATCCCACCCCCGCCTTACGGCGACACTCAGACCCTGGCATTCCTCCTCAACGAGAACCGGGGCGTCTACAAGCTGGGTGCGCTCTCCCAGGTGTACTGGGACTACTCCTACGCCGAGAAGCTGGGCGAGGAGGCGTACAAGGTGGAGTGGAAGCGGGCCATGCGCTACTCCATGCTCGACGCCCGCAACGCCTGGCTCCTGTGGTGGAAGCTGTCCCCTCGCATCAACAGCCCCATGCGTAAAAAGCTCCAGGATCTCTACGAACTAGAGATGGATGTTTTGCGGGTACTACTCGACATGCGGAGCATCGGGGCCTACGTCGACCTGGAAGGTTTCCGCAAGCTGAGGCCCATCCTGGAGGAGCAACTCGCCGTCCTTGACCAGGAAATACGGAACATGGTAGGTCATCCGATCAACCTCAACAGCACGCAGCAACTCGGTAAGTTCCTGTACGACGAACTGAAGCTGCCATGCCTGCTCCTCACTGAGACCGGCCAGCGCAGCACCAGTGCCGAGGCCCTCCAGAAGCTGGCGAAGCGCCACAAAGCTCCTCGCCAGATTCTGGCGCACAAGGATGTCGCCAAGCTCCTCTC